TATCTTGAAAAGGATACATACTCAGATAGAGAAGCATTGGCTGCTACAATTGAAGGCAAGCAACCAGCAATACTTGCATCTGAAAAACGAGCACAGCGAGAACAAGCACGCTTCGGTGGCTCAAGCGGATTGAGCGCAGCCTCGCTTCGCACTGGTTCCAACATATAAAGAATCCCCAACCCTGACCGACTAGCCCAGGGGGGCGTAAAAGACTAGGAGCAATAGCCAGCATGGTTTCCCCGAATCATGGTGTGGATTGCGAATACAACAACTAACAAGGGAGATAGGTAGATGGCTACCAATTATGACGATGACGATTTCGATGAGGACTTTGAACCTCAGGATGTTGTCAAGCAATTACGCAGAGTAAATAAAACGCTAGAAAAGCGTTTGAAAGAACTCGAAGTAGAAGCAACAACTTTAAAGAATCAGACTCGTCAACGCACCGTAAAGGATGTGTTGACTGCAAAGGGTATTAACCCAAAGGTCGCAGCGTTCATACCTCAGGACTTAGATGCTTCGGAAGAAGCAGTTAATAACTGGCTTAATGAATATGGCGATGTATTTGGTGTTAACCAAGATGCCAACGAAGGCGAGAGCCAGGCATCAAAGGACCCAGCACTACAAGCGCAAAAAAGAATTAACGATGTTGTATCAACAGGCACTCCTCCAGGAGTGGATGAAGATTCAATGGCAAAGATTCTTAATGCTAAAAGTGCTGCAGAACTCAGTGCATTACTTGGTGTTTCAGTTCAATAACTCAAACTACCAATCACCAGGAGGTGAACCCACATGGCATACACAGATTCGTCAGCACTCGCTGGCTTAATCAAAACAGCGTATGACCGCTATGTAGAGTTTGCGCTTCGTTCACAGCCACTGATTCGTTCAGTAGCCGACAAGCGCCCCGCTCAACAGGCAATGCCAGGTTCAAGTGTTGTATTCTCAATTTACAACGACTTGTCCCCAGCAACAGCATCACTATCAGAAACAACTGACCCAGATGCAGTAGCACTGTCAGATGTAACAACTGTTTCTGTAACACTTAACGAGTATGGCAATGCATCACTTGTAACACGCAAGTTGCAACTATTCTCACTCTCAGATGTTGACCCTGCAGTTGCAGACATCATCGCTTACAACATGGCTGACTCACTAGATAGACTAGCCATGGAGACACTCCGCCAAGGAACAAATGTTATCTACGGTGGCTCACGCACATCAACTGCAACAGTCACATCATCAGACACAATCACTGCTGCTAACATCCGTAAGGCTGTGGCTAAACTTCGTTCAAACAAGGCTGTTCCTCGTGAAGGTTCCCTTTACTGGACAGGTATCCACCCAGAAGTTTCACACGACCTTCGTGCTGAAACAGGTGTTGGTGGATGGAACGACATGCACAAGTATGCAGAGACAGGCACAGGCAACTTCTGGGCTGGCTCAATCGGAACCTACGAAGGCGCTTTCTTTATTGAAACACCTCGTATGTATCGTGGCGTAGATGGTGCAGACCAGACAGCACTTGCTACAACAGCAGTAACTGTTGCTGGCGCATCAGGTGGATTTACACTTGGTGTTGCTTCTTCATCTGTAGTTGCTACTTCTGCAGAAGCAGGAGATAAGATTTCAGGCACAGGTATTGCATCTGGCGCATTGATTTCTTCTTTGGTTACAGTTGGTTCAACAACAACAATTACTGTAAACACTGCACACACTGCAGCGGTTACAGCAACAACTGTTATCACAGTAACTCCAGAAACACCTGTTTACCGCACAATTATTGCTGGAAAGCAAGCATTGGCTGAGGCAGTTGCACAGGAGCCAAATGTTGTTATCGGACCAGTTACAGACAAGTTGCTCCGTTTCCGACCAATCGGTTGGTATGGAGTTCTTGGTTTCTCACGCTACCGTGAAGCAGCCCTTTACCGCATTGAGACAGGTTCTTCAATCGCTGGTTAAAGTAATTGTAGTTGAGGGGGCGGTGCATGTGCCCGCCCTCTCTCTACACCAATAAAGGAGAAACAGTGGCAGAGTATTTATTTGTAACACCAAGTGTTGAAGAAACACCTATGGGTTGGCACCGACTCTTGGAGCGTTATTCAATCGCTCGTGGCGTAACAGTAATGATGGTAAATGGCACTTATTCTTCTTATCGTTATCCAGCACAAACTGAAATTGCCACAGCAACAGAAGTCTACTTAGGTGGACATGAATACATTATTGACGAAGCAACAAAGAATCGTTTAACAAACACAAACATTGGTGGCAACTATGCAGACTACATTACAGAACTATGATTGCTCAATTAAAGGGCACATTGGTAAAGTAGTAAAAGACGGATACGATTTAGTAGACGGACAAATGTTTTTAAAGGTTGAGTTGTATGGCTGCACTAAGTGCGATGCCACCTCGGTAGAACCATGGTCAGACTGGGGTGTAGTAACCCCCAACTCAGACCACATTGATTCAGAATTTTGCCCATGCTTTGGGTGTAAGGCTAAGACTCTCCAACTATCCCCAGGAGATGCTGCAAGCAATAAAGGTATGTCCCAAAAGAAATGGGATAAGGAGTTAGACCTTTACAGGTCTGCTCGCAATCAAGGAATCCAACCAGCAGGAACTTCCACCAGGCAGATACAAAAAGCAATAGATGATTCTAATAAAGTAGGCAAAGCCTACGATGCAAACACTAATAGTTTTAAGGGGTAAACATGACTGCCATTGTAGGTATTCAGGGAAAAGGCTGGGCAGTAATAGCAGCAGATTCCATGACTACCTATGATGACAAACCTTACTATGCCAAGGGTATGGATAAAGTTGTTAAAAAAGGTGACTATGTATTCGCCTTCTCAGGCGATGCCATTGCTGGCAACATAGCAAACTTTTTTTGGACACCACCCAAGGTTATTAAATCAATATCAATAGATGTGTTTATGCAGACCAAAGTCTTACCCTCTCTGCGTGAAACTATGAAAGATAATGGATATGAGCCAGATACAGTCAAGAATCCAGATTCTGGTTTTGATGCTCTTATCTGTTTAAACGGAATCATTTATGAAGTAGACCAGGATTATCTCTGGTCACGAGATGACCGTGGCTTATACGCAGTTGGTAGCGGAGGAAGCCTAGCCCTTGGCGCATTAGCCACTGGCTTTAGTAAGAACTCTATGAAAGCAGCAGAGTTTGCTGCTCGTAGAGCAATCAAGATTTCTGCTGACTACAACATAAGTGTTGGTGGAGATATAAAGGTAATCACTCAAAGGGGAAATATAATGCCAGCAATGAAGAAGAAAGCAGTATCACCAGCCATGAAGAAGAAGGCTTATGCAATGGCTGAAAAGGTTGAATCAAAGTCTGCAAAGGCTAAAGAACTTAAGAAGGGCATGTCAATGCTCAAGAAGAAGGCGATGTAATCATGCCAACAGCAAAGAAGAAGTGCAAGAAGTGTGGCAAGGCTAGTTGCAAGTGTTAATCACTATTCAAAGGAGAAAATAATATGTGTATCTCATGTGGATGCGGGACTAACACCGTCAACGCAGATGACAACTTTGGAACAATTACACCGTATGGCATCCCTGCCCCTGCGGTCAATAATCCAACTACTCTTGGTGAAAAGTAAGGAAAACAAATGTCAGACCCTAGACTAAAGCGAGCAGGAGTGTCAGGCTTTAACAAGCCTAAGCGCACACCAAATCACCCAACAAAGTCACATGTAGTTGTGGCTAAATCTGGTGACCAGGTTAAAACTATTCGCTTTGGTCAACAGGGTGTTAGTGGAGATAAGACTCCAACAGCAAGACAAAAATCATTTAAGGCTCGTCACGCTACAAACATTGCCAAAGGCAAGATGAGTGCAGCGTATTGGGCAGACAAGGTGAAGTGGTAATGGCTAAAAAAGAAGTATGGGATAAACCAAACCCTAAGAAAAAATCAACACCACTTTCACCTGCTGCTAAAGCATCAGCCAAGGCTGCTGCTAAAAAGGCTGGTAGAAAATATCCAAATCTTGTGGACAACATGAGAGCAGCACGAAAGAAGGCAAACTAATGGCTACAGGTTATGACGGTTCAACACTCGTTGCTGAGTTAAATAGACTTGCCAATTCTGGCACATATCCAGACCGCACGCTTTTCTTAGATGCGCCAGGTGCAGCCAATAAATGGGCTGGCACTACTGGTAAAGATTTGTTAGGAGCGTTGAACTACAAGGCTAGTTCATCTCGCCAACCAGATAACTTTAAAGGTTTAAACGCAGTATGCAATGAACTTGCATCAACCACTGGCAAGTCAGCGGTATCAGCATTGAGGAGCATTGACCTGTGAGCACACTTGAACAACTTACTGACCGTGTAGATACGCTTTTACATGGCTACAGTTTAAACATGGAATCAACCACATGGTTGACTAATACCGTAACAACTACAACTCAGACAACCATTTCAGTCAACGATGCTAATGTTGTAAGCCGTGGCTTTATCCAAATCGGCGATGAGATTATGTATGTTAACTCTACAAATAACATTGACAATACCCTCACCCTTGCACCATGGGGTCGTGGGCAGCGTGGCACAATAGCAACAACGCATGACAATGCATCTAAGGTATTGATAGCGCCACTGTTCCCACGCTATGAAGTCAAGCGTGCTATTAACGACACACTCAACGCAATGTATCCAGATGTGTTTGCCATTGGTCAATATCAATTTCCGTTTATTGCTGCTCGCACAACTTATGATGTTCCAGATGTAATACAAAATATTTTATCTGTAACCCACCATGTCATTGGTCCATCTCAAGAGTGGCTACCAGTGCGTGCATGGCAACTAGATAGAACAGCAAACCCAACACAGTATGGAACAAACGGTGCCTTTGGGCACACCCTCGGTATCTACTCACCAGTAGTTCCAGGGCGTATCGTCAATGTGGCTTACTCAAAGCGCCCAACAACCTTTGACATTACACAACCACCATCAGTTACACAAGAATACTCAACGGTTACTGGCATGCCTGACTACTCAGAAGATGTAGTTATCTATGGCGCAGCCTTCCGCATGATTTCTTTCCTAGACCCTTCACGCCTTGGTGCACTATCTGCAGAAGCAGATGTGCTTGATAACCAGCGTGGAGCACGAAGCGGTGAGAACGCAGCACGCTTCTTGTTCAATATTTACAACACTCGTCTTAAGGAAGTAGCGGAGAACCAACGCCGTCAATTCCCTATTCGTTCACACTATCAGAGATAAGGCACCCCAATGGCAGCAGGCGACCCAGGCGCACTCAAGCGGAATTATTCCGCCACAGCAATCGAAACAACGCTCGTTAACTCTATTACATCAGCAGCAACTGGCGATACCACTACTAGCGTTTCTGTTGTATCCGTTAGCGGTTACCCATCTGTTCCATTTACACTTATTCTTGCACCAGATACAAACAAAGAAGAAGTTGTTACATGTATATCTGTAGTTGGAACAACACTTCAAATTGTCCGTGGTCAAGACCAAACTCTTGCAGTCTCTCATACTGCTGGAACAGCGGTGCGCCACGGTGTGTCTGGTCGTGACTTCAAAGAAGAACAGACCCACATTGCAGCCCGTGGTTATGATGATGACTCAGGTATTCTTTCTAACGCTTCAATAACACATGTGCATGGACTTGTTGCAGGCGAAGGCGCTATAGTTGGAACAAGCAAGATTCAAAATCTTACAGCAAAAACTATTTCCAACTCAACCCTTAGTGGAACTATTACCGCCACAGCAACAATTACATTTAGCGGTGCTGGAACGATTACTGGACTATCCAACCCAACTGTAGATGCACAAGTTGCAAACAAGGGTTATGTTGATTTGGTTTTGTCAACCAGTGGAACATCTGCAGCGCTATCTGCAGCAGCAGCAGCAACTTCGGCAGCAAGTGCTGCAGCAAGTTATGTATCATTTGATAACCGCTACCTTGGACAAAAAGCATCTGCACCTAGCACAGATAACTATGGCGGAGCACTTCTTGTTGGTGCCACATACTGGAATACTCCAGGAAGCACAATGTATGCATGGAGTGGAAGCAGTTGGAACGCTATCTCTACAACTGGCATTGGCTCAGTTAGCGGAACCGCTGGGCGTATTACAAGCACTGGTGGAACAGCACCTGTTCTTGACCTTGCCACCGCTGGAACTGCTGGAACATACGCATACCCAATAAGCGTTACTACAGATGCCTATGGTCGTGTAACTGCAGCCACAGGTGGAACTGCTCCAGTGCTCCTATCAGGCAGCACAATGACAGGGTTCTTAACCCTTAGCGCAGACCCAACCAATCCATTACATGCAGTTACCAAGCAATATGCAGATAACATTGCTGCTGGATTTAACGCTCACGCATCAGTAGTTGCAGCAACAACAGGAAACCTTACTGCTACATACACAGCGGGAAGCGCTGGTGCTGATGGTGGAACTGGTGTAGGTGCAACTCTTACTATTACAGCCACTGGTGCTTTTGTTCTTGATGGTGTTACCACTGCCCTCAATGACCGTATCCTTGTTAAAGACCAAACAACTGCAACTCAAAATGGTATTTACATAATAACCACAGCAGGAACTACTGGCGTAAGCGCAGTCCTTACTCGTGCTACAGACTTCAACAACAGTATTGCTGGTGAAGTTATTGCTGGCGATACAACCTTCGTTCAAGGTGGACAAGTTAACGCTGGTAATGGTTATGTAATGAACTCAACTGGAACATCAACAACTCCTCCCAATGGAATTAAAATTGGAACAGATAACATTGTTTGGACCCTGTTCTCTCAAACCGCAATCAACGCAGCAGACGCACTCATGTCAATCATGGGCGCATACTAAAAGAAAGAGGTAGTAACTAATGGCTACAGTAACAAAGGTAATGGCACGAACAGCAGCAGCAACATCTAGCACAACACTGTATACAGTGCCTGCTGGAACAACTGCCGTTGTAACAAACATTGCAGTAACAAACACAGCAACATCAGCAGCAACATTTACCATTGCTCTTAATGGCGTGGCTTTGCAAACAAGCGCAGCCCTTGCTGCTAACACCACTGCATACATTGACCTTAAGCAGGTGCTCAGTGCAACTCAGACTATTACTGGTTTTGCATCAGCAACATCTGTTAACTTTCACATCAGCGGAGTGGAGATTATCTAATGGGAATCAATACCTTTCCAGCATCCTCAAGCGGAGGAGGAACAACATTAACCGTTGGCAAAAAGTTCAGCGGTAAAATTACTAAGCCAACAGTTGACCCATTTCTTGGCAACTATTCATACGGCGCAGGAACTGTAAACTGCACAGAATTTGGCAATAGCACATGGGTTGTTATTGCTGGCGCTGGCAGAATTTATACATCAACAGATGGTTTAACTTGGAACATTATTAAGAACAACCTTCTTGCTGCAACACTTACAAATACCAGCGATGGTAATGGCACAACCCCTGCTGTAACAGGACAGCAAATTGGTCGCCGTTCTACTGTTTTTGCTCGCTCTCTTAAGTTTGCTAATGGCATCTGGGCTGTATACATGTCTAATGGAACATTACTTACTTCACCTGATTTAGTAACATGGACACTAAGGATGACAGCAACACAAACTGGTGGTGGTGGTTCGGGGTTTCTTACTTTTGGAAATAGCACATGGGTAGTTGGAACTTCAACACCAAAAGTATTTTCATCTGCCGACAACTGGGTAACTAATACAGATAGAACTACTGCTTGGTCAACAGGTGCTGGTGCATCAAATGCTATTAGAAGGGTAATTTACGCCAATTCTTTGTTTATTGTCATTGACAACGGTGGTTTAGTAACAACATCTCCAGATGCTATTACATATACTGCTCGCACTGGTGGCTTTGGTGGAACTACCATTACCGATATTGCAACTAACTCATCAACGGCTGGTGCTACAACCGTTATTATTGGCTCATCTGGTAAGTGGGCATACTCAACCAATGGCACAACTTGGACCCAGAACACAGCAAACGCAACTGAAACACATACAAATATTATTTGGGATGGTTCACGCTTTGCTATTTTCTCTGCATCAACTACCGCTTCATGGTATTCAACCAACGGTATTGGTGGCGTAACAACTGGTGCTACTAGAACAACTGTAGGAACTCCAGTAGTAAACGCACAACAGGCATCAACTAATGGCGCTGGAACAATTTTCTTTACAGTTAACGGAACTTTCCAAACAACAACCAACATTACTGTTTCTTGGAATACTGTTGCTACGGTTTCGTTTAATGGTGCAATCTCATCTGACCCCAAGACGGTGCTGAATCCAGCATATCAATCTGCTGTAGATGGCACTGGAAGAATTTGGAAAGTTTCTTTCATGCAAGATAAGGTTTGGACATCTACTGACAATGGTGTGAACTGGACATTTGCAAGTGCAGCAAACCTTACACGATTTTCTAACACTACTACCGCTAATAATATTATTATTAACGGTTTTAAATATGTAAATGGTGTATTGTTTGCATTTACTAACTCATCAACCGCTGGTGCTGCGCTTTTGTATAGCACTGATAACGGAACAACTTGGGCATTTGCAACTACAGTTACAGGAACAATTCGTGGTGTTGCTTTTGGTAATGGTGTGTATGTTGCCATAACAAGCGCTACCGTTGGTTCATCTGGTTCTACTTCATTGTATTATGCAACAACACCTGGCGGAACATGGACTGCAGTTGCCTCAGGTTCAGTTGGTGGTGCCACAAGCGGTCTGTTTTATGGCAATGCTGCTGGGGACTTTGATGCAAAAAGTATTTATGATATTCAATTTGATACCGTCAACGGTTACTTTGAAGTATGGATTTATCCAGATACTGGTGGAACAATTGGAAGTTGCCGTTCACTTGATGGTATTAACTGGATTGCAACTGGACAAACTGTAAAGACAAATTCTTATGGTTCATTAGCAATGACCATTACCGCCCCCACATCAACTGGGTTGGCTTCGATAAATGATGTAAACTTTGGAGTAAATACTGATGCTATTAGACAGCAAACTCCACTTATATTTAAATCAAATGCAAACGGAAAACAAGTAGTGTTGGCAAGAAACCATACAGGCACATCTGGTCAACAGAATATTATTTTAACATCAAGAACAAACACAACCTATCCAAACTTTAATCAGGGTTTTAATGCTCCATTTGGACAGCAAACTCCTACTGCTCCGTATGTAAATGTTTTTCCTACAAATACAAATTTAAGCCAATATGCTGACCCGCTTTATTTGGACTACTATGAAAATTTTGGTTGGGTTGCAATGTATACTTACTCAAACGGAACTATTTATTCGTATGTTATATTAACATCTTCTGATGGAGAGTATTGGGATGTTGCAGCAACTTTTAGTTACGCTGGAATTGTCCAACCTTTAAAACTTTTCTTTGCAAGCAACGCATCTGATAAGTTAATTGTTTCAATTTCTGATGATTCTAACGGAGCATACAACAACACGATTGTATTAAATACCGTTATTTCAGAAGTAGCAAAAGTATAAAGTAAAAACTAACACCTGAGCATGTGTTTAAACTGCTCATTTTTTTATTTCTAATATAAGGAGAAGCCGTGGTTAGTCGTTCACCCGATATTTCCGAGCGCACGATAATTGATTTATCTGGTCGCTTGTCTACATACTATGATTTAAACGCTAACGCTTTTGACATGGCTATTGGTGGCTTGCCATTTATTATGGCAGTAACAGATAGCACTCCTTACAAGCGACAGACTGCAGAGTTTCGTGTTCAGCGTGTAGACCAGATGCGTGACCCAGGCGAGCACACCCTTGGTGGTTCAGGTTACTGGACACGCTCTCAATCATCATGGCACTACGGCGAGGGTGTTCTATTTGCTGAGCCAATGGAAGGTAACGAGAACGAAGTTCGTTTTCGTTTTCGTGATTCTTATGGCATAGATGTATGGACTCCAGGTGAGATAAGCCTACTTAAAAAGACCACACGAGTTCAGGCTTTTACTGGCAAGTGCAAGATAGATACAGGTGCTAGTAGCGCAGGCGTTGCTTTTCTTGTTGCTAC